GGACCAACCAAATTGTTTTGCTACTGAATATAGCAATTCATTTGGCATACCTAAATTAGGATTTTCATCTCGATTGTTAATTCTAGACATATTACTAATGTAAGTATACAATATGTCATAATGATGTCCTAACATGTTAGCAAATGTTGTTATACCATCATTCATTGCATCATATCGAATAAATTCTGGAATAGCATATACTAATGCATTATAATTTAATGTATCATATAATGATGCAGAATCATATACATTTTGGTACCATGTTTTAAATTGACTGCCTGTTGTATTAGCCAATGTATATGGTACTGTTGAATTAGTTTTAGGAATTGGACTAATATAGCTTCCCGTAACTTGTGCAACTATAGGAGATTCGTGTGGAATTGGATTTGTTGATAAAATTGATGATGATTGATAATATAAATATTTTTCAAAAGAATCAAATCCACTAATTAAACTAGTTTTGCTAGAAGCATAATCTGCGACATTTGTTGTAGCAACACTTCCAGATAATTGTGCTACAACTAAACTTTGTGATGTATAATATTCTAGTAATTCTAATTTGTATTTAAAGTTTTCTAATCGTTCAGTTGCTGAGCTATAAAATATAAAATTGTTAAAATCAGAATAATCAACGTTTAATGTCATTCCGGATAAGCTTCCGGAGAAATATGTATCAACAATTTGTTGCGATGTTTGTACGGATGATCCTAATAAATCATGCCATGTTTGCATACTAGTTTCTGATGATACATTATGTATTGCGTTAGCATTCCAATTTGGGTTTGCTAATTTATATGATTTTGATAATGCAGCTGCTAATACAAAAGCAACATTATCAATATATGCTGGTTTAAGTTCTTCTACGACCCAGCATTTAAAATTTATATCAAATATATCAGCTAATGGTTCGTAAAGTTTAACGTAAACATACTCGCCAATAACGACGCTATTTACAACTAACGCAGTTTGATTTCTACTAAAGTTTAATAAATATGTTTTATAAAACGATGACGATGTGTGTCGTACTGTGTTTATATAATCTGTTATCTGCGCTAAAAATGCTGGATTTGTATCATCAATAGCCCGTAAACGTATTTCGGTTCTATCTGGAGATATTTCATCAATTCTTAAATGTTGCTGGTCATAACTACCAATTAAATTTTTAAAGAAATTAACCGCAATTTTAAAATTTCCTGCTGTTAATTTTAATTTATTAAATTCATCATATAAATTGATTGCAATCGGGTCAGTTGGAAACGTAATAGTCCGGCCAGTAGTTTTATCTACATATGTTGGTATTTTTGTTTGTAATTGAATTTTATGATTACCGGTTTGCCAAACACCACCCGAATAAACATGTAATTCAACACAACTTGGGTCTTTTTGCTTAGAAATTGCAGGAATGAGTGTAAAGCGATTATCTGCAGAATAGCTTAAAAATTCAGTTACTGATTTGTCTAAACGTGTTGCTGAAACAGATTTAGTTGCACTATTTATTTGGTCAATATTTTTGTATTGTGTTATCATTTAGCCTTGACCCCAATTATCTTCATTCTCGTATATCTCGTACCATACATTGTTATAAAATGACCATGAACCAAGTATTTGACCGGTGTTAACAGTTAATAAATTTCGCACCTCATTTTCAAATCCAGGGAAGCCAAACGGAAAGTACTCACCAGTAATCAAGTAACCTGTACCATCATCTGGAAAGTTATACGCAGGTGGCGGGGTACTAGTATTATCTGAACTTGGTGTTGTCGTACTTGTCGTTCCCGGAAGCGCATAATATCCTAATGCCTCTATTTGACCATTAACTTGTTCAAATATTGGGTATGTTGTGCCGTAAAGTTGAATTTCGCTTAATCTCGAGTTACCACCAAATGAATATACGCCATGGCCAATTGTACCAGTTAATGATGGTGTTGTAGGAATATCAATAACATCAATTCGCCAATAACAGTTGTCAGTTAATACCCAGGCATTATCTCCAGCAACTACATTAATTTCATAATTATCATATGCTGCCTCGTTGATTATATCAAGCACATATTCTAATTCTAATACAGGATATTCATTTGTTCCAAAATCTCCTTTTGTTTCTGAATATAATTCATATAAAAATCCGGATGATCGAAAAGTTTCTGGCGTTGCTCGTCCAATAATCATCCTAAAGCCAACGTTGCCTGATTTGTTTTGAGATGTAAACTGAGTTTTTATAGTAAATTTGAGAGTTTGATTTTTAGCACGTAATGTATCTAATGTATTTTGTGTGATTGTATATGTGCCTAGTTCTTGTTGCTCCGGTCCAACAAATGGTAATCTTCTAGGTCCAGCGTCAAGAGCTCCATTCCCATCCTGTTTAAACCAAGTACTGAAGGCTGATGTATTAATTCTTAAATAGGTCTGTGGCTGATTTTGTGTATCAAATATAGGAGGTATCGTATAACGAGTAGAAATTAAATCTTGTTCTTCAATTTCTTGTGCCTGAATTTCAAAATCAACATTAACATCAACATTAGAAGATGTAATATTAACTGATACGGGAAATTTATAATATTGAAATGCAGTATCTAAAACACGTAATGTTGATATTGTAGTTATTTGTTCTGCTACCGGTTCAATAATTAATAACGGCTTAACTAAGGCAGATTCTTCAAATAATATATTTCCGGCTAAATCTCTAGGTATAATTGATTGATTGTCTGACATATATGTCATCCCTAAAGAATAATACCGAGCTTGATCCTGCATTGCCATTATCTAACTACTTTAAAATTAATTTTGTCGTTGATATACTGTTCAGTAAATCCTTCTTTGATTTTTAGCTCTAACCGATAATAACGTTCTGGCATAAACCCATTCATGTCTATATAGATATAATTACTGGTACTATCACAACTTACTTTATTATAAATATCATCATATGGAATTATAGCTTCATCTGTTTGAGCATCAAATACCGCATACGTAGTAGTTGACGGCAAATATTTAATTGTTTCTATAGGAAATAAATTTGTTGGTGATTTTTGAGGAAATTTGTCTCGTGCATATATTCTAATTTTAGCAATCTCAGTATCTTTATACTGCGGTTTAATTTTAGTATAAACTATATATGATTCTAAATTAGATGCTGTCAATGATCCAGTAACAAATGCACTATTATCAAAATACATTGTTAATTTAGGAACATATATGGTATGTGTTTCTCGACTAAAATATCTAACAAATCCAGTTACTGTATCATTTAATTCATCAGTATCAGAAAATTGAATTAAGAATCCATTATTGGTTATTGAGGCACCACCACTTCCGCTTAACCATACTTTTAATGCATTTGTAACATCCATATTAATATCAGTGGTACGATAAGAAAATGATTCAGATGATATTAGTCCTGCAGTAGATCCAACCGAACTAGATTGAAACAACCAAGAGCCACCAGTACCACTTCCTGATACATACAATGTGCTAGTTCCAATTTTTATGTTTTGACTTGATGAAATCCAAGAAGAGCCACTATAAGGACCGTTCCATGTTACACCATTTGTTGTTAACGCAGATTGATATCCAGTGCCATTAGTCCAATCCTGGCCAGCTAATTTTGCATGAACCGAATATTCTGCAGGAAGATTTTTTGCATCAGATGTAAATAATTGCAATACAAATTTACAATCAGTAACTGACTTTCCATATGTAGATAATGATGCAGAAATTTCAGTCATATCAAATTTAATAGCACTTCTAGACTTTAACAAAGTAGCACCGTCAGTGCCCAATCGTTTACCAACTTCTAAAATTTCGTCTAGACCAGTATTATATGCTGGTATTGATTCATATAACGTTGCGTCTTTTGCTGCATAAAATATTCTAAACATTTATATTCCTTTACTGATTTACTACGCGACCTTTAATGTCTCGATTTGGAAATTTTACTTCAAATATACTAGGATCTAATGAAGGATATATTACTCCATTTTTAGTAGCAGAATTTATATCATAAACATTGCCAGAATATCCAAATGTAATATCATATAGATTTGAAATTGTTGCTCCGACTACTGTCTGAACTCCTTTTATATTAGCTAACGTAGTAGTTATATCTGATTTTATGATTGGTTGATTAATTTGCCATCGATCAACATTAAACATTGATTTTAATGCATTAATGCATTTCAATAAAACTTCATTGCTATTATAATTTGGCAAAACCGAAATTTCGAAATCAATACCTAAATTAATAATAAATGCATCTTTAATATTAACAGCATCTGTTAAAATACGATAATAGTTAAGATATGTTTTTAAATTTTCTTTTACTGCTTGATTTAATTCAAATAATTGTTTTGAATCATTAAATCCTAAAACATACATGTTCATTGCTAATGGATTAGCAATTCTAGATTGTTGATAATTTGTTTGTGTTATTTGATCATCTGGTACAATATATGCTTTTGCAACACTACCAAATTTTGCTGGCATTGAATATGCGCGAATTATATAATCTTCTCTTGTTACTAAACGATTCTGAGTTGCAAAATTAGCTAACGCATTATTTTTAATGTCTTGCAAAGTATCAGAAGTTTTAGCTCCAGAAGCAGGCCCACTATTATTAACAGCAATTGTTGATTTAACAAAATTAACTAGATTGCCACTGGTTGATGTATTAATATCATCATTATATTCAACAAAATTAACTAGTGTTAATACATTTGCAGGGACATTATCTACAATTCCATTTCCTATAGTATATGTTATTGTTAATGTAGTATTAGATGGTGCTTGTCCATATGTTCTAGTATATAAAAAATTTGATGGGTCAATATCAACATCAACATTACGACGAAATCCTGCTAATCCATTTCCTACATTATCTGGATTTGGAACTATTTCTTCATCATTATTATCTGAGATGCCTGCTCCAAATTGTAATTCTAATTTGTTATCGCTACGTAAACGTGTTATATAACGTTTTGCAGTTTTCTTTAATTTTAATAAACTAGGAGATGATGATCGATATTGTGCCAGATCTGGGTCGTTTTCTGCCAAATTTGGAACATCTTCAAAAATAGTATCTTGAGCCAAGTATGGTACTTGATACCAATTATCTCCATCAGATTCAACAACTGAAATAATTTCCGAAATATTTGTATCAGGTAATACTATTTTATCATATGCTAATGGTGTTGTAAAACTGTATGTTGCTGTTTTAACGTCTCCTGACACTGCACGCACTTGTTTTTTAAGCAAATAATATGTTGGTAATTTTGTTGTAGCATTACTTTCATATATGGTTATTTCGGTAGGACTAGTCGACGATGAATATGCAAAATCTATGCTATCCAATGTTCTAAATATTGCAGCACCATTATTTTGTTTAACGCGCATACCAGGTTTAATTGATAATGCATAATTAAAATCCGGTGCTACTGCAGCTCCTGCTCCAATCGATGGTATAATATGAAATACATCCAATGTTACATATGCCGGGACAACATTATTAGGATTATATCCCAATGATTTTGCAATATCAAATATATTAGCTCGTTCCGATGCTTGTTCTAACATAGACTCTTTTAAGTTTGAATCTGCATAGTATGATAACACATCGCCTACATACGCAGCTAATTCTAAGAATACCATTCCTGGCGATGATTCATTGAAGTCTACATATGTATCTGGAAAATATTGTTTAGTAAAATCAATTAGCCCTTTCCTAAACTGACCAAAGTCTTTTCCTAAATATGATATATCTTTTTTAGTTTCCATATTATTGTACCGTTAATTGATTATCGTTTACAAAAATAGTAATTGTATTCAATGCATCATCTGTTGTTGAATTAACTATTTGAAATGAAATTTTTACTATTATATTATAATCCAATGTAGGATCATCGTCAGCAGTAGTAGTTTCAATTTCTGTTATATTAATATATGGCAGCCAATAATTTACCGGTTCGGTAATTGCATTATCTACCATGGCTTTAAGTTCTGATGTATTTGGTTCAAATAATATTCTAGATAAATCAGTTCCAAACGCAGGTTGCATAACTCGTTCACCTTTATTAGTTAATAACAAATTTTTCAAATTGCTAATAGCTTGGTCAATCGAAGTAAATGTCGATGTAAATAATCCGGATTGTCCATTAAATGGTAATTGTATACCAATTGGTATATTACCGTCCTGATCATTTATTTCATTGATATTTATTATTTGATATGCCATTATCTTCCTTTCTTAGCATCAATTGCTTTCATTAATGCTGAGTAATCTCTTGTAAGGGCTTGTTGAACTTCTGGGGCAACTTCATATGATCTACCTGATTCAGGATCTTCCATTATTTGTGGAGCACTAGGTGATAAACCCATTGCTTGTTGCATATTTTGTCTAGACATACCAAAGCCTTGTGCATCTCGCGAAGTCATTTTAATTTCTTGCATGCTTTCAGTCATTGCATCTTTATAGCTATTCATAACTAACGGTTGATTTTCAACTAATGCATCTGTATCATTTAATATGTTCGCCCATTTATTATCTTCAAATAAAGGTTTCTTTTTTGCTGGAGGTTGCTGTGGTTTTTGAGATATTATTTTTGTTTTATTAACAGGTTGTTTCATTTCTGCAAGTGTTGATTGTAATCCTTCGCGAAGAATTTCTGTTAATTCTTCTTTTACAACCTGTCGTACGGCAACTTTAAGTGCTTTTATAAGTGTATTTGTATCCATTATATCATTTTTATATAAATATTGTAGTTATTAATTTACGGGTTGTCCCCAATCATCAGCCCGGAGCTTTGGTCCATATATTGATTGATTATCTAAATTAATGTAATAATCGCCTAGTTTACCCAAGGTATTTGATGGAGCACCGGATGCTTGATATACTTTACTAGGAGCTTCTTGTAACGATGTAAGCAAATTTTGTTGTTGCTCTAAAAGTTGCTGTATAGTATCAGATCTATGTTGTAAATCATCGTCTGAAACGTTTTCTTCATTATAAAACTTAGTATCAACTAAATCATTGTAGTCAGTTCCAGTTTGTAATCCAATATTGGTTAAAGCATCATTGCTTAAAGCATCTTGTGATATAGTTAATGTTTCAACATCTCCATTACATACATTTGACACTTTAGCAATAGCGCCTAATAATGGCGTAGTTATTGTCTGCAACTTTGAAGTCAATGTTGCTGGAACTGATGAAAATTGTGATAATGAAGATATTGCATTTACAATTGTAGCATCTTGTATAGCCGTTAATTGTTGTGCAATAAATAACGGCGCTGTTACTGGATTAGCTAATTGTGCAACTGATAATGCTGTTTTAATACCTGCTGCTACTCCTATTAGTTGCCTAACAGTGTTAATCGTTGTTTGTATTTTAGGAATAGTTTCCTGTACTGTTGTTATTTGTTTTTGTATGTCAGCCAATTGTTTTTTGATTTGTGTGATCCTAGGATCATCACATTTTATATTAACTGGTAATTTAACAGTATCTTGAACCGTTTTTGTTACGGTATCAAGCAATCTATCTGTCTGTGTATCTATTTGTTTAATAACTAGAGTAACTGCTTTTGCTGGTAACTTTGGTATAATGTCTAATGGTGGAACAATTGCACTCATAACTTCCTTATGTTTTCTTTATGTAATATTTTTTACTTAATAATTTTTGTAACTCTCGTTGTGCTGCTGTTATATTAGATCGATCTAAGAATGTGCCCGACATAGTACCGCACTGAATTGGTATATTTAATTGATTTAATATTTTTTGTAGTACGTTTAATAATACATCGCCATGTACCATGGGGCGATCAGCAGTATCAGATCCTAATTTAATTTCTCCACTAGTATTTAATACAATAGCTTTTGGCGAATCAATTATAGCAATATCTGTTTTTGCTTTTAAAATAACTCGATCAGCTGTGCCAATAAACTGTGATTTATCAAATTGTGATTCGGCCGGCAGATAACAAGATAACGGATTCTTATTGCGTGTATCACCCAACAACATTGATATCTTTTGTGTGCTAGTTAAATATATAGACGATTTGTCATCTCGTATACTTTCTACTACGTATGAATCTTTTTTATATGATTTACCATTAGACAATATTATAATAGGATCACCTGATTGTGTTCCAAGCCAACTAGGTTGTGTTGAATACACGCCTCCTTTAATTGTGCTGCTAAGTCTGATACTATTTGAAAATCGGCCTTCTATTAATGTATCACCTTCATATGCCTGAAGCAATGATATTTCTTTTTCTCCAAAACTAGTTTTAGGTACATATGGACTATTTGATGGTGAAATTCCTGGTAATAGATTAGCATTAACATTTGAATTTAAAGAAAATGATGCCAAATAATACCATTGTGTATATATTGTGTCTGCTTTATTTTCCGCAGAAAAACCTTGTACAATTAATACATGCTCGCCTACTAGCGGAATTTGTTTGATGTTATTATTAAATGGAATTACTTGAAGTTCCTGACGATTATAAAAATCAGTATATGTGCTTACAGTAATTTCATAATTGTTCCGGGTATCATACTCATATGTAGTTGAATGCGGATCGGCAATAACTTCTGCAATATGAAATTGAACATTATCCATCGACGTCCTTTTCTATTTTGCTTTTAACCATTGAAATACGTTCGTTTAATGCAGTATCTTCAGAGGTTATAGATTCTAGTTCATCTTCTAATTCAGCCGATAAAGTTTTTTCAGCAATTTTCATGAGTTGCTGTTTTTCTTCATCACTTAAAAGACCATCAGCTCCCGCAATAGTTTGTTTGGTTGATATAAATCTTTGAACGATTGCAGTTAATTTAACAAGGTGATCGTCATTCTTAACTGCAACGTCTAGATATTCTTTGATTAGTGGAACTATAACAGTAGCATCAGATGCATTGCGAATCAACGGTTGCAATTGTGCTATCAATTGATTAATTTGTCTATCTTTTTTTTTAGAATTGTGATAGACATCGGACATCAAGTCTGCAAAGGTAGTCCCTTTGAATAATTCATCATTCTTGTCCATATCGTAAAATCCTTTAATATAAATATCAAAAAGGCAATTTTACGAAGTTTTGTTGTTCATACTCGCGAAACTTGTCAGTGTATATTTGTTTTAATGTTTTAATTACTCGAGTGATATTATTTGTTTCCAATCCCGTACGTTCTCGAATAAAAATATAAAGTGCTTTTTTATTGAAATCTTCAATATTTTCTCGTTCTTCAAAAATATGCAAAACTGAGTCAGCTACATGAATATCTACAGAGCTATTAAAAATATAATTTAAATTTTCATAGCAATAATCAATATACGCATCCATAAAATATTTCAATGTTTCACGCATATCATCATTATGCATTTCTGTAATGATATTTCGTTGATCATCTACATTTATTTCTAATGCATTTGATTTCAATTTACTATAAGCCTTTTGATTCTCAGCAATTAAATAATTAAACGATGTTCTAGTATAATAAGAATATGCTTTACCTGAATTAGGATTAAATTTGTTTAATCGCTCAGTTAGATAAGTAACTAAATCTGTTTGCAGATCTACAAACGTTGAATCAATATAAGTTGGTTTAACTTTATTAATAAGATTTTCTGCCATCTTCATGAACGCAGGATATATAAATCTTCTATAAATCTTTTCTCGTAAAATTTGACTACTATCACTTCGATTATAAGCCGATATAGCAAGGTCTGTTATTTTGGTAAAGTAAACATTACTTTTTTTCTTCTGTCTCGTCATTAAATACGTCTTTTAGTTCGGTGATTGTTTCTTTTAACATTTGGAATGTAGTCCCTGCCTCATCTTCTGCTTCAAATGCACCTAACCGGTCTATTTCTTGCATTACATCATATGATTGTGAAATTCGGCTATACATGTATTCATTAGTCATTTCTAATTCTTCAATATATTCTTGTGCTTCTGCTAACATTCCGGCTAAATAATAAGCCCTATAACCACAATATACTATTGCAGCAAATAATAATACAGATAAAATTGATAAAAATATCATAATGAATCAGAGGTGTTAAATGAATTAAATATATTTGATATGTCAGTTAATGTTTGTCCTACATTTGGGTTTGATTCTGCTAAATTTTTCAACCCATTACTTTTTGTAATTTTTGATTTTTCAACAACTGGAGTAGGTGTACCATCTTTAAATTGTTTCCAACGCTCATATTCAATTGTAGATGCCATATGATCTGCATGATGCAATATAATTGGTAAATTTGTTTTTAGTTTTGATTGAGGTGATCTAGAAACAAAATATGGTTTATTTGCTTCATCATACATTCCATCATGAATCTTGATTGCTTGATATTCTGTCCAAGACAGTTTAACATCATATTCTTGCAACAACCAAACTGATAGGTCTGGTACCATTGCAAATGGAATTGCTGCATTTGTTTTGTAAAGCTTTCCTTGATTCTTTCGATGCCAATCTGAAGTTTCTGTTTGATATACTTCATTGCCGTTACCTGGAAATCCTGCCTTGCCTAAATCATGATGCATTGCTGCAAACATCATTTCTTCAACCGTATAGCCTGCCATATTAGCACCCATACCTGCCCAAGCTTCATGCAAAGTTTTAACACAATCCATAACTCGAAGTACATGATCAACATAGCCGCCGGCAAATGCATTATGAAAATGTTCCATGGAAGAAGCCGGCATAAATACCATGCGATCTTCTAATTCATCATACATTTTATTTAATGCATCTTTACGAGACGGAAACAATGTGTTTACACTATTGCGATAATCTTCCCAATTAGATTTAATTTTTTCTGCTGTTAACATAAATTAGTTTTACTAATAATATAATGAATTATTTTCTAATTTCCAATACCTGGCCATTAACTAGCTTGGATGTGCATTCCCAACATGTAATTGCTGTAGCCTTTGCATCAACCCGGGTTGACACATTGTTGCAATATTTGCATTGTAATTTTTTATATCCTTTTGGTGGAGGAGTACTTTTGGAGTTTGTCATAACATTGTTTTTTTGATTATTCTCTATCTAAATGATAGCGAGCTGAATCTAATTTTGTCATTGCACGTGCTAAATTGTCTAGTGCTGAATTTTTGTCGGTTGTGCCTTCTCTGAGTGCTTTGCCTACCATTTGAATGATGTTTCTTGCATCTTCAATGTCATCTGTAATTTTGTTTTTGCTTTTCATATGTAACCTTTCTTTATTTATTATAAATATATTATATTAAAATTATTGGTGATTTTTTGCAACACTCAACATTGATATTTAATAGTGCCTGCTCTTTTGCTTTGGCTTCAACCATAATATCCAATGAATCAACACCATATGTGTTTGGTGTAGTTAAAATATAATCTGCATGTGCTGCCTCACGTATTTTTGTAAATTCTTTGTATTGTTTTTGAAAGGTTGGCCACTTTGGCAAATCTTCCAATGAGATGCCATGATGTGCAAACATGCGTTCTATAAGGGTTTGGGACTCTCTACGGCGTGATTCTGAATAATGGGTACATTGGGTTACATTATGTCGATCCCAAGTCTCTCGTGCTAAAAAGAAGGCTTCGCGTTCGGATAAGTCACCAGTATTGAAAGTGTGATGCCAATAGTCAAATGTAACGGGAATTGCAATTTCTTGATAAAGCATCTCATATAAGTCTCGTACGGAATACATGGAGGCCTTGTCATCATTTTCAATAACTAGTCGCGATTTGCAAGAATCTGATAAACGATCCCAATTATGCAACCATCTTGCAATAGTACCGGGCTTATCATTATAAGTAGCACCTACATGAATATTTATCTTGTTTTCAAAGCTAGGAGCAAAGCCCATAAGATCAAATAGTTCAGAATGTCTTTCTAGGCTAACAATGCTATTATCAACAACTACAGCATCGGGACTACCTAGTATATGGAAAGGACCAGGATGTGTTGTAATGCGATGGCCATGCAATTTTGCATAGTCGCCGGCAGCACGAAGATGTGTGGTAATTTCTGCAATGCCAGGTAAATCATGTAACTCGTAATGATTCCACCGAGGAAAGAGTTCTGATCCTAGACGGAACAGACGAATATCATGTGCCTCATTCCATTCTAGTATAGTTATCAAATCTCGAGCATTTGCTAACGCAATGTCAGATGCTAATTGTAAGCCGCCTTGTTTAAACTTGCGATCAATTAAAGAGCGACCCGTACGGATGCCTTGCTGTCCAAGCTCCATATTAATACATGCATATCCCGTTCTAATCATAGTATTTTTATATATAATATGAAATTTATTTGGAAAATCAAATATTTTTTATTTTTCTTTTATTTTTTTTTTGCTTATATTTATATAAAAGAAACTAAAAGGAATACGAATGAAAAATACATTAGCTGAAAATATGCTTCGATTTGGCGTAAAGAATTTATCCAAGTCAGATGTTAAAAAAATTAATGAATCGTCACTGTTAACAGAAGGCTTTAAAGGACAAGACGGTATTACATATGCATTAAACTTTAAAGATCAATTCGCGTTTGACACGTACGTTACAAATTTTCCGCAAACTGTCGGTGCAACGCCACCATGGGTTTATGGAGCGCCTGAAGCTAACAGAGCAGCTGCTGGAGCAAAATGGAGCACTGAACGATTTAATTTAATGAAATGTATCATGTTGGCCATGGCACACCAAGGATATACGCCGAAATTTTTAAATTCGTTAAAATACACAGATGTTGTTGGAATTTTAGCCAAGTCAGCACCAGTCCTTAGTAAAGCATATAATTCTAGTGCAGATACTAATTTTTCAATGGGATTAAGTGATTTTCAAAGTAGAATTAAAGATTGGCAAAAAATGATTGCACCAGATCCTGAAAATAAAGCTAAACAAATACCATATTGGGATCATTTTCGAAACGTATATCTAGTTCCAATAGTTGCAGCTAAGACAGCATTAATAGTTCCTAAAGCAGCAACTCCTGTGAAACCAGCTCCCCCTGTTAAAAATTAAAAATATATTAAAGTAGTAAGCCCACCTGCAGAGATGGGCTTTTTTACTGTTCATAAAAACAATTTAAAAAATTGTAAAAGCTTTAAATACTAATAATTCAGTTATACTTCCATTATTTTCAAAATAGGCAGCGTTGCTATTGCAAACTACAATTCCATATATGAAATCAAATTCATTATTAGGGTCTGTAAATTCAATTTCAAAATCTTTATCTGATTTTTTATTGTTAACAATAAAATTAACTCGAATTAGTTCGCCGCCTGCAGTTTTAAAAATACACACATTATGTGTAAAATCAAGTTTATATGAAAATGTAAGTGGTAAATCAATCGGTAGTTCTATATCCGGGTGATTTAAAATCTCAGATAGTGATCTATCATTTGATCCGACAGCATCCGCTGTTTGAAATACAGTAATGGTAACTACTTGAGCATTATTTGAAAATGCTACTACTGCAAAAATTGCGGAAAGAATTAAATTTTTCATGATATAAATTTTTAAGTGGTTAATTATACTATATAATAAGATATATAATATTAATATCCAACCAGAACGCAAAAAAAGTTTAATCTTTTTTTACAAATCCACTTAAAAAATCTCGTTGACGTTGTATTGCTATATCTAACTGTTTGGGTTTAGAAACTCTTCGTTTTGGTGTATCGTGTTTATTGTCTCCATCAATGCCAAGTTTAACGTCCAAATTTGTGCTGTTTCTTGCGGATCCACTGTTTGAATCTTTTCTACTAGCTTCATCATTATTTCTTCTGAGTAAGTTACTATTGCTCGAGCTTTTATTCGTTGACCGATCGATGACGAGAGGAACTGTTGTAGTTGTTCTGGGCTTAGCATCGTTTTGGAAGCGTTTGATAAGAGATTCTTGCCCAATGGATCTAGTGTCTTCAAGGTAGATGCATCCTGTGTTATACTGAGTCTTTTGCCCCTTAATTTCAATGCCGCACGGATACTTAGCACCTGCAGGCGATTCCACAGTATATTGAATTCCCCAACCAGCTTTTTTAAATTTTTTAACATAACCTACTTGTTTATACCCCAACCAAGAAAAAAAGACTGGTGTTTCTATTTGAAAATGCACTTTGTCAAATTGTTTTTGAATAGCTTCTGATATTTTTTGTTTTGCCATTATATATTAGTTAGTACATATACATGATATCTGATCTATAATTTTAAAGACCCTCATATATCTTGTAATTTTGTCGCGCTTAAATGCTTTTTCCATGTTTTTGTCGCGTTGAAGAATATATCCCGATTCGATGAATTTATATACGATGTGCCGAACTGCTTTTAAACTGTTTGATTCAATCATTAAATTTTCGTCATCAATCAAAACTTCAATATGATCAGAACCCCTAGGCATCGAAACAGATTCTGTATCAAGTTCGTTTGACTCTAAAATTTGATCTTTTAATGTTGCAAAAAATTTACCTAGATCCAAGTTATTATTAGAATATCGATATAACGCAGCTTCATATAATTCCATGAAAAATAATATTCGTTCTTTTTTTGGTAATTGCTTGAAGTAACTATATTCTGCATAGTTAACAGTCATTAAATCAAATATTGGTTTCATAAGTTAATACCTGTTTTATTTCAAATAATTCAGTTATCACATCTTTTGGTAACTGCTTCAATTCCATAATAAAATGTTGCGCTTCAGACAAACTAGTTGCCTTAACGCGACCTACGGGTTCGCAAGTACTATCTGCTTTATAATAAAATACGTACGTTGATATAGGCATTTTATTATATATATAAACCTAACTGATATCCCTTTATTGTTGTTTTTACTGCATCATCTAACGTTGTAGATAATTTGCCAATTTCTTGTTTATTTAACATGAAATTGCGTCCTTTAATGGAAATTTCCATAGTAGTATCCTTGCTTAGTTTTTCAGCATACAAATTATCAGACAATGTATTATATAATTTTGCATATGCAATTAAATCTTTGTATCGCATTAAAATATGTTGTCCTGCAATATGCAATTCTCCAATTGTTGTGTTCATTGGATCATCACTAAAATTTTCGGCTGAAATCTTAGCTTCGAATACGAAATCTAAATCTGCCCATGTATTTCCATAGCGAGTTCTAAATTCGTCGCTTACGCCCCATGGATGATTAATACTTTTTGTTGTCATTGTTATTGGAATTTATAAATTAATATTGTATATACGTCTTTTGAATAATTGTGTCGGACTGTCACATATCGATACTTTTCAATAAGCAGGTCCATCATAAGTCCTGGATGTACATAAAAAAAGCCTTCGTGGTGTTTGGTGCCTATAGGCGATAATAAATTAAATGCTACTACTGTATTAGATGCCTCATACATGATATCAATATCATCAAATAGCTTTTGCAAATCTTTGTCTTCAGTTTCACATCTTCGTTGAGTAAAGACTCCTGATGCTACTACCCAATCATGTTTGTTTAATTTTGCGGTTTCAAATGCTCCGATGGTTGTATCATAGCCATATTTTTCTTTAGCTAGATCAGCCATGATTGGATTATGATCAATTCCTGTCCATGGTGCTGGTTCTCCAAAAAATTCCGTGATGAAATTACACATATCACCACGACCACTTCCTATATCTAAAATAGATTGCGAAGGAGTGAATCCTACTAGTAAATTTTGGAACAAATACAATTGTTCATTTGTTTCATGATAGCCAACTGATTTTGGACTATGCATCATGTAATCCGGGTCTGTTGGTGTTAATTCATCCCAACGCTGTTTTTCTTCCGTTGCGGTATCAATGATACCTAAAATTTTGTCTTGTAAGTTTTGTTGTTCCATTATCGTTTATGAATTCGATTAGCAATACGTTCTTTATTTTGCATTTTTTTTTCGTCCGACATCATTTTCTTTAAAGGATGTGTACGGTTCATGTTACGTTCGGTGCGCATAGTTAAAAGTGCATTATTCCATGCTTCTTCTATTGTATCACAATCGTCAAATAGAAATATGTCATTTAAATTTTGATCGTGCCACCCTACATAATATTGACCCTTAGGCGACATATTAAGCATCGCCCCAGGATAATATTTATTAACATGTTTTTGTATAGAATCAATAGATTTCATTACCAAGAAGCTTTACCTGCTGAATTTGCATCTAGATGTGGAATCAAATCATTTGCTACCAATTCCTTGTATGGAATAGTTGTTTGAATTGCATCCGTATCACAAAGCTTTGCAGTTAATAATTTATTGATATAGTTTCTATTGCTAGAATTAGTAGTCATCATAACTAGTGCTGTGCGACTTTCTAATAAAACATCGTATACGGATACTTTATTGATAACTCGTCGATCTAATACGACTGCTACTTGGTTTTTGCCTTCTGTTGTGACAATTACCGTGTTTCCTTCTACATATCCCATTATTCTAAAATTTTAACAATTTTACTGGCATTCACTGATTTTACTTCAAAATCAAACATGTACCCGGTAAAATCTTTAATAACTTTAGCTTCGGCTTCTGTTACCGATAATGCTTCTACAAGATATGTTTCTGTAGTTTTTTTGATTTTTACACCCTTAGGAGTGTCTACTTCGTCCGTTAGTTGGACTTTTGCTGTGTAATAACTCATTTTTTTATTTGTTTTTAATTATTATAACTTATTGATATTATAAGAAAAATTATTTGTAATTCCAATATAGTATGCTACCTATCGCATTATTTTTTAATTTAAAAGTTATAACGTTTTATGTCTTACAACATTTTTTGCGACTTTTGATTTATATGGAGCTAATAGTTCAGCGACTAGTTTTTGAATATCTGATGTATTATATGTTGGATAAAATGGATCCTTGCCGGCGCCGGTTTGTAAATCTGATATTTCTAAATACCCGATACGCAATTTATTTAATGAATCCTTTAAGGCTTTTGTTTGTTTAGTAGAATCATAATCAGTTGAAGATTTTATAACATAATTATATATTAACTCACAATTAAGCAGTTGATCAAACGTAGCAATACTTTGGCCAGCAACCATTAATGGTATTTCTAAAAAATACCATTCTTCAAACCAGTCTTTACAAAAATCCTTAGCAGATTGATTAAATCCTTGTCCTTGTAATTTGCCGGCTTGTTGATTAATATAAGCTATTGCATCAATTGTAATTGCTTGTTTTCGTTTGTCTGCAACATTACTGTTAATTAAATATGTATTAATAACTTTGAAAAATACATCTTCCGAATAATTTGTCATGACCATGCCGTTATCAATTGCTCCGGGCATTTTATTCCAAAACGCAAATGCATTATTAATATATGGAGCAAATCCTTTTTTTGTTAAATAATCTATATGTTCTGTTGATTCTACAATTACATATGATTCTAACATTAAATTTGTATTTTCATTTAAATCATCAATAACTGATTTAAGTTTGTTTTGATTTTTATAAAATTCAAAAGATTTGCGTATTTGTTTATCTGTTAAATTCAAGTTAACTGCTAAGTTGTCAAGAATGTCAGCAACCAATCGCTGTTTTTCGTGTGCGGTATGTGCGCGTTTGCCCATCATATCGATAATGCGTTCTAATTGGGTTATATATCCCTTAGGCAATCGTTTTAATATGCGAGACTTATCAACATATATGGTTGCATCAGGACTTTTCTTTTTAGACTTTTCAACAATTAATTGTTTTGCAATTGTTGTAGATTCTTTGATTAATTCACCGTACGGAATAACCCATGAAACTTCAGGCCCGGGTATTGGTGGCTCAGGTGTTGCTGAAGGTGATGAAGCGGCACCACTTGCAGTACTTCCTGTTTCTACTTTTGCTTTATCTTGTGCTCCTAATCCTTTAACATCATCCAATGATAATTGCAATTCAATTGTATAATCATTGTTTCTGCCCCATCCGGTATAAGGAACCAATTTAATTGTTTTTTTGCGCAATAAACTAATTAAAATATCAGGACTAATATTAAGATCTGCGCCGCTTCGCGTTATAAATTCCCTAATACCAATATCTGATAGTGAATATATAATTCCAATATGGGTTGTCCCATATGCATCAAACTTTCCGAGAAATTTCTCTTCTGCTGGAGTGAATGGTGAGTCTTCAGCGTCTGATTTTGCATTATCAGTTTCTTTTGCAACGGGCTCTGCCTGTTCCTTAAGACTTTTTAATGCATGTTTAATTATATATTCTAGTTTTTTCATTATGCGGCTTTTGCTTCAGCTAATTGTGTTGAACGATATTTGCTAACTAGTTTTTTCAATTCATTAATTGATTTTCTAGCTCTAACGCCTGCAGCTTTAACTTGTTTTTCTTGAAAACGATCATGGTTTTCTTTAAATGTTAACCAATGTGCTTCCATTGCTTCATAAATTTCTTGTGATGTCATATTAACCTTTTTTTATTTATATATAAATATTTGCATTACATAAAACGGTCCATAAATATGTTTATGTTCTCGTTGCAAATTTCTAATTCTGTATAATCTGTTAGTTCAATTATAATTTTGGTATCTCGTTCCCATATTCTTACTATATGATTTTTATTTACATACATTGGAATAATATTTGCATTTTTATCAGTTACATTCAACAAAATAAAATTTAAATTATTCATAGCATTATAGTTTCTATACCAAATCATACTAACTTATGCGGCCGCCGCGCCAATCTCTTGTATTTGGTGTACCATCATAATCTTTCCAATCAATATTGGTAACATCGATGCCGGAATTTTTATTTTTGCTAGCAATATATTGCCCTATTCCTAGATTCAATTGAGTTGCTTGTTTTATTGTAATATCTCGCAAAGAAGTGCGACCTATTTTTTTTAAAAATTTGTCTGCAAATTGTTTGTTCCCGGGAGTTTTTAATGCAGTATCAATACCACTTAATAAATTTCTACCCTCTCGATCATCTTTTGCAAGTTCAAAGTCTGATAGATCAATTAAATCTTGAATATCTGCAGGAACTTCATCCCATGTTATGTCAATTAATTGTTCAGGATTAGTTGCTTTGGCAACGTATAATGCAGTTTCGCGATCTTCTTTGGTCATCTTATCCCAAATTATATCAGCCGAGTAACCTTCGCGTAAAATGCGTTTAGCACGTGCTAGTTCTTCACGCAAAATTTGTTTGTGTTTTGGATTGTTAATATTAAATAAATTCATTGTTTCCTTTGTTATGCAATTTTGTCTGCTGCATTTTTTGTATATTCGTTATAATAGTTTTCTGCATTATCCATGCGCTTTACTGAAATATTAGCGGGTCTCTCAAAATATTTAGCAAATATTTCCGCTGCATCTCTTGGATTTGTTTGTTTGATCAATTCAGCATATCCTAATCTAGAGTTAGATTTTAATTCATACCATAAATATTCCAATTGTCCGCTAACAGACGATACATCGTAATCATTTTTAGCACAATATTGTTTTAATTTAGTCCATCTATCAGCGTGCCATTGCACTAATCCATATGAAGTGCCATTATCGCCAACTGCATCAGGTTCGAATCCGGACTCAACTGCCATATTACCAGCAATTCCTGATGCTTGCGATGTAGTTAAACCTTTATTTTTTAAGAATGAAATAACACGCGATGGCATATCGGTGGTTGCAACATCATTATTTTGTATGCTTGACTTATCTTTTGATTTGTTATTGCCTAATACTGATTGTGCAATATCAGAATTAATAATACTTGACAAAAATGATGCAATTTTGCTAGTAAGTCCGCCTGTTTGCTGTTTTTGATCGTATGTTTTATTTAATTTAATCAATGCAGTTTGAGTTTTAGGCCCATTAATACCAAATTTTTGCTCATTGCCTAAATCAAATCCTAATTTTTGCAATTTTTTATGTAAAACATCTAAATTTTTATCTGATTTTGTTACATTATACATTACATTTTGCAAACTAGGCCATGGATTAATAGATCCACGACTATATCCTTCTTTTGTACGAAATATACTAAAATGTACATGTGGATGTGTGCCAGCTGCATTTCCTGTATTGCCGCATGTTCCAATTAATTGGCCAGCTTTTACCTCTTGACCGTCTTCAACATATGTTTGATCTAAATGTGCGTGATAAAAACTAATTCCATTTTTATCAATAGTAACAAATTTGCCTCCTGCACCACGGTCTTGATTAGATGACTTAATTACTATACCAGTAACTGGTGCTACTACGGGTTCACCGTTTGGCGCAAAAATATCAATGCCTAAATGGCCGCCTCGCGATCTATGAGCAGCATCGCCATCTCCGTAATCAGAATTCTGAATAACAGTATCGCGATTAAGACCCGTTTCAGGATCTTTCATTGATGAATCATATCCAATATTGAAATTTTTAGATCCTATAGGAAATGTTTGCAGCAAATTGTCAGTCGCCTCTGTTAATATATGTTTTAATTTTATCATTTTCCTTGTGCTATATAAGACTTTACATAATTAGTTGCATTTTTACTTCTACTAATTTTTGTTTTAGCATGAACTCCAGGTCGTTTAACTTTTGGTTTTGCTAAATGAGTTTTTGCTACATTAACTTTTACTTTTGACATTGTTACCCTTTAATATTAAAAACATTTCAATTGTTATACAATATAACCCAGCTACCATCATCATTAATGATCCCGCAATAAAAGCAAATAACCTATTCATCATATTAATAAATATTAAACAGTAAAAAAACCCGGGACATTACACCCCGAGTTTTTCCTATACCGTCTAAGGTAGCAGACGCTTTTTATTATTGTAAATTTTCTAGCTTGTAAATTGTTGAATAAATCAATTCTTTAACATTGTCAAGTTGATTTAATATGTAAGTATCTTTTGCATCTAATTTATCATAAGCACGTTCTACATACATTGATAAACCTTTAAAGTATTTAATAACAGTTGTTTTATCAAATTCATCAAATTGTTCAGCTGGAGTATATCCTCTAACAATGCCATGCTTTCCTTGATATGATTCAACTAATACATCAGTTAATCCTGGAATTGCATCATAATATGCATTTAGCGCTGTATGCATAGCAAATGAACCTGCACCAATTGTTTGCCAATGGAAAACATGTGCTTGGTCTCTAGACGCCATTAGCGTCGATATTAATTTTTCAAACATAATATTACTTTTTAAATGTTTCTGATAAAATATATTCTGAACCTCGTAGATTATTTAAAATTCTAGAATTTAATGATTCTTTTACAGATTTAGATTTAACTGTAAATTTTGTGTATTTGTCTAGACCCGATGCACTAGTTATTTCATGTCCTTTACCAGAACCATCAATACCATATACAGTGCAGTCTTTCTTAGTTAAATGTGCTTTTGCTCGAGATTTATTAACATAGTTTCCATCAGCAGTAGAATCAGCAGCCGCTTTTTTCATTGGCTCCGTTTTATTGTTGTCGTTATCTAAATCTAAAAAATCAGGTTTAGCTGATTCAAACATGTCATCTTCATCCGGATCATATGGTTCTGGCAGATCTGCGTCATCTGTATACTCGTGATCATCATCTTCTGGATCTAGGTTAGCATCTTCTCGCATTTTTGCTTGATATGCTGCTTGAACTTCTGCTAACGTAGGTAAAGCTTTTCCGGTTTGACGTTCCCAAGCATATGCTTCACTTAATATGTTTTTTAATTTTATCATGGTTTCCTTGTTTTATAACAATAAATATAACTTGATATCAAAACATTAGTACGTTGTAGAACGCAAGTTGCTTGAGTCTAAGTGCGTCCTTCCAGGACCGCACAAGTTACATGTGCGGATCATCGGGTGTATCAATACCGTCAGTGGTAGCCGGCGTTTTTGTAAGTGTGATCATGTCGATTGACTTGATGGCTGCAGGATTCCATATGCACCCACTCGAAATGTCCCAAGTGCGCAGCCAGCTTCCTATGCCGCCCCATGGATGCACAACTTCGATACCAGCATATTTGGCGCCTTTATATGCTTTAACTTTCTGCCAATGGATAGCAAGACATACCGGTGCAGTTTCAATGGTTGCATATTCTGCTCCAAACAGGTTTTCAAATTCTTGTATGGTCATGTCATGTCCTAAACGCAGAATCTTAGATGTATCTACTAGTGCACGGTGTGCATAATCCGTCTCCCATTCGGGCATGTTATCACGTGTCCAATCAATCCACTCCGTACCAATTGCATACCAAAGCCCTCTAGGCTTCCATGCAGCTTTAATGGGTTGCATGGTATCACGTGGTGTTATTGTGGGTTCCGCGGACATGATGATGCGATCCGTTGCACCAATTTGACCATATACTAGTTTGTGTATGGGCATTTCCGTTAACAAGGCTTTAAGCTTAATCATGGTGTATCTCGTATTCCTGTTGAGTCTGCTCTGCTTCTTCGTACAAGCCACAATTTGCCGGCTCGGTCCAATACCGTAAACCCAGCAGTAGTAATTTCTCCCTTGTTAGCAGCAAGCAGTGCTCGATATATTCTAGTCTTTTGTTCATCCTTTGCAGGTAGATTATCAGACCCGGTAACATCGATGGATGTAACATCGTATATACGAATAAAATCAAGTACAGCTTCAAGCGCCGTGCTCATGAGCCGAAGATATGATATTTTACCGGTTGCATCGCTTCGTTCATGTGATATGGTCCAACTGAATCGATCCGAGGCAGTATCGGTGCTTGTTGCTATTATGCTGAATCCCCAATTGAATTCGTCACTATTGCTCCAATGTTTATCAAAATTGAATGCCATTAATACACCATCACATGTAACACGGGCCTCAACAAATTCAATGTCGTTACGATCACTGCCAGTTTCTTGCCAGACGAATTGGGTGGCATATGGTGCTACACCACTTAAGGTAATTTCCGTTAACAGGGTTTTTAATCGTATCATAATGATAAATATGGGGGACATGGCATAATGGTGAAGGCGTAGGTGAGGATTGACCGTAGGGCAGGTCCGAGACGTACTAATATATTATAATAGCCTCTATGCCATGGCATATACAATAAAGAGGCTACTTCCCCCGCAAAAATTTCTTCAGCGCTAGAAACGCATATATAACCTTCCTTATCTAGATGGGGGCATCTACCCCTATAACGAAACCCACCCCACCCCCCTGTTCTTAAGGGGGCATCCCCCCATATACACCACCCCCCTACCCCATAAAAAAAAGGGGGGCTATTACACCCCCCATTAACCCTATACCCTAGTGACGTTACTTAATAGAATGTCACCTCTGAATTTGGATTATCAATCATATCAATAAGCTCTCCTTCAAGTCCTTCAAGATCACTCTTAACAGTACTTTCACCCGGTACTGCATAAGTTTCCATCCACGGGGCATCCTCTGCATACTTCTTAGGTACTCCTGCCTCAATAGCCGTCTTAATGATTAAGGATTCTACAGCTTCATATGCAGATGTGTCTTCATCGTTTTTTAACCTCTTGCTAATGGCTGCAGTGAGTGCTGCTTTGTTTTTTGCAATTGCTGCAATTACATCTGCTGCTGTCTCCTTAAGTATGCTAGCAATCTCTGCTGCCGTCTCCTCAAGTATGCTAGCAATCTCTGCGCCACCTTTGTCTGACATATTCTCTGTTAATGCATTGATGCCATTCAATCTTAATTCTAAATTCCATAATCTTTGCTTTGCAGCTTCTCTTTGGTCTCTTGTCATTGTCTCTCTTTTTTTAGGGTTATTACATGTTTAATATTATGTTCAATGCTTGTTCCGACTCCTTTAGTTTTATGTCCGGTTTAATACCCAATGATTCCATCAAGTCAGATACTGCTACAAATCTGATACGAGCTCTATCAGTTAATGCGTCTTTCCATCCATACTCGCTATCATACTCTTTAAGCTTTAAAAATTCTTGAGCTTCAATTAATTGGATTGCGGCAATCATTTCTTTCTTTGTCATGTTCTCTTTTTTTAGGGTTATTATTTACGCTTACGTGTTAATGATGCTACTGCATCCAATGTCTCTGCTAATTGCATATCAACAAAGTCTCGGGTAAATAATGGAGTCTTACCTTGTGCTTCTAGTTCCGCAATTGACACTTTTAATTCTCTTGCCCAGCTTACTAATCCGGACGTAATAATCATTTTTTGATACTCATTTAATTTTGTCATTTACTCTCAATTTAAATTATGCTTAGGGCCTTTCCCTTTCTGCTTATATAAAGATAAGGTATATAAAGTTAGGATCCTAATCTTTTGCCAACTTTGTTTGAACAATTTTACAGTAGGAAACCGACGCCTTTCGACGCCGGTCCCTTCATATTGAGAGATATGATTTACTATGCTTCGATGATTTGGTCCGCTATCATCATTTTAGGATTATCAAAGCCCATTGCACATATGCGTGCTGCTTTAATAAAGCTGCGGAGGTTAACATCTAATCCATTAAACTCGGCATTCAATTCTTTCATTAATTGCAATGCTTGCTCCTTTGCTACAATTGGTATGCGTGTCTCCATATTGGGCATCAATTGCTCGATCCTGGTAAACATTTGATCCTGCGTCATATCAATGTCGGCTACAAAGCTTCTGCTACGTATCGCCTCATCTAATTTGCTTTGGTCAATATTGCTAATGAATATGATCCTACCCGTAAACTCAAAATGACGTGGTATCTCTGCACCATATGTATCCTTAAGCGACTTTGAGGTAATGTAACTAATCTTTCTGCTGTCATAGCTGTCAAGTGCTCCTTTAAGTATATTGACTGCATCATCGTCTTTAAACACTGAATCACAATCATCCAACACAATTATCTTGTCACTATTCTCATACAGGGTAATAAACAAACCTGCCGGAGTGGCTCGGCCTTTAAAGTGGACAAAGTCGGTTGACTCTACTAAGCCCATATCTGATAAGGTTTGCTTTACTAGGTGAGTCTTACCCGTGCCGGCTCCTCCGGTAACTACTAAGCTCGGTTGAATACCTCTGCCTACCATCTTTGTTAATCTTGCTAAGTTGGTAAACATTTCTTGTGGGTCACGTGCCTCTCTGACTGTCATAAAAGACAATTTGATTGGAGCTGCCGTTTTGACTGATACTCCTGCTTCTACTCCCGGCATTCGGGTTACTCTACCATTTGTGGCTACAAACAATACTTCCCGGTTCTTTTCGGCGTTACGCAATTGGATATCTCTTATAAGACCTTTTGCAGCAATCTCGCCACTCTTAACATTCTTCCCGAATAATTTGCCTTTAATTCGGACAGGCTCAAACACATTCATCATACTCTCTCAGGGTTTAATTGGTTAACTAAATAATAACTCTTATTACTTATACTTAAAGATAAGGATTATAATGTTAGGATCCTAATCTTTTGGTAACTTTTTTTAAACTTTGTTTAGCTAAAAAAGCCGCCGGCGATTAGAACCCAAAGTGTAATTCCAGCGTTCAATAATGATACAAATAGGTTATGTGTACCGGTTCGTGGCCTACCATGCAAATATGCATTAATTAATAAATTAATTGCTAATAGTACGATTAAAATAATTTGTGGTGTTCCCATAGTCTCTCGTTTTTTACGTCCTTAAGGGCCGACACTTCTGCCGACCCACGGGACTCATATTGAGAGATATGATTTACTCTTCAGACTCATCTTCGTCAGCCTCATTTGTATCTGCTGCTAACACTGCTTGAACCAATTCTTCATCTTGTTGCTCCTTAATAAACTCGTCTAAGCAGGCAGTAACATGTTCTATAATTTCTGACACATTAACATCCGCTCTGGACAATTCAAGTCGGTTGTCATAGCTTATTTCAAATTCTGCACTATCACAATCAACCAAATCAGATGAATTGTAATCCAATGTTCTTTCAATCCGGTTGGCAATCTCCTCAGCTAACTCTTGTGTCAGGCCGGCTTTCTGCTCTGATTCTAATTGCTGGATAAGTGCAATTACTTTGTCAATGTCAACTTGCGTTGATAATACTTTTACTCCCTCTAACTGCGCAATCAATTGTTCTTTTTTCATTCTCTCTTTTTTTAGTTTCGGCAACATTGCCTTTTTAATTATAATTAAAGATAAGGATTATAATGATAGGATCCTAATTTTTTGGTAACTTTGTTTGAAAAAGTTATTCACAATTTTAATCTGCAAAATCTCCATTGATGAACAATAAAGATTCGCCTTCCGGCATTCCTTCTACATCAACATTGAGGCATCCGTCATTGGCATCGAATATATTGTCCTGGTCCAGGATCGTTGTGAAAACGCCATTGTGGTCCATTAACTCTAAGAATGATTTGGCGCTAAGTTTGCACGCTGCTTTGATAATTTGATTTCTTGTCATTGTCTCTCTTTTTAATTGTTTTGGGAATATTCCCTTCTTATTATTAATATAAAGATAAGGATAATAAAGTTAGGATCCTAATCTTTTTGCTGAAATGTTTCAACTTTGTTTTGAACTTATTACTTGGTTGGTTGGCACACTAGTGTCAAAAAAGCTTTCATAACCTCGTTGCACATCTTCGAAGCATGCTAATGTTACTCCTTCATTTTCTTGCGCAAACCCGGTAAATACTAAATGATCATATCCTTCCGTATTGAACTGCGTAGTTACTATATACTCTTGGCCTATTACTAATAATTCTAATCCTTGCATATCTCTCAATTTAAATTAGAGACCATTCCCTAATTGCTTATAATAAAGATAAGGTTTATAAAGTTAGGATCCTAATTTTTTGGTAACTTTGTTTGCATTTTAATAAACTTTTTTTAAGCCTAATTGAGCAGCAACATAATTGACGTGCTTGGTAGTTGTCTGACTCCAGGTACCTAATATCCTTAAGGTATCACCGTCGACGGTTGCGACATGAGTCGCATAGCTAATAACTCGGTCATCTACTAATTTAAGATTTGCTTGATAACGATCAAATTTTTTCATGGTCTTTTTTATTTGAATTTAAACTTGTCTAACTCTGCTTCTACTTCGGCCAATGCCGATCCTACCTCATCGCTTTGCTGGAATATATCAAATAGTTCCATTGCTTGTCTTAAGGCTTTCACTTTTGCTTCTAGGGCTTTCAATTCTGGTTTCATACTCTCAACTATTTAGTTTAACATAAATACATGCATCTATCGCTAGACACGCTACACACACTATTGCTGCAAATTTATTGCTAGCTTCAATTAGTGCCGCTAATTCTTTTGGGGACATTCCTTTCTGATTCATTTGCTTATTAATTTAAGGATTAATACTACACTAAACAATAAACTTACATACACACATGTTCCTAACATATTCTCTCTTTTTTAAATTAAGGTGCATTCCCTAACTTCCTTATATAAAGATAAGGTTTATAAAGTTAGGATCCTAATCTTTTTGCAGAAAAGTTTCAGAAATGTTACAGGTATTGTTCCAACAATTTTATGCCGGGAACCTTAGCTAAATCGATCTCTGCCTGT